GTAACTAAATGGTCATCTTTTACAGACGACTTGTTAGAAATCGGTTTAATTAAACTTATAACTTCGTTTAATTTAATTTGAATTGTCTTATCATCAACTTGCTTAACTAAATCTGTTAGTTCAGTTTTAACCTTATTAAGGTTCTCATTGATGTAAGATTTAAGATGTTCAGGATTGGAGATGTTGTTAATGAATTCTTTAAGTACTAACTTTTGGCGATTGCTTAAGTTAGAATATTTAGAATTAAATCTTTCAATCAACATTCTATATGCTAAGATACGAACATTCTTATCTTCTTTAGCTAATTCTTGAGCAACATCTGTATCAGGAGATTCAATTAGTGTTTTCTTAGTGATATGTTCCATTAAGGTAAGCTTGTTAAGAACCACTTGTTTTGGTTCAATAAACTTACTTTCCATAGCTACTTCAAACAATGTATAAGCAGCGGCTAAGGCCTTGTAGTTATTTACAGTTGACTTAAAGAAACTTTCAAGATTGTAATGTTTTTTTACTTCTTTGATTAAGTTATATTTTTCTTTAAGTAATGTTTCTTTGTTTAATTTTTTAGCTAAATCAGTAGTAGTGTTAATTAAAGCCTCAGCTTTACCCTCACTTAAACGTGGGGCTGTTAAGATTGTATGATAAAGTTTATGTTCTTTTGCAATTTCACTATTGTGAAAAAATTTCTTTACAATCTTTACCGCTTTAGAATCGGTATTCGCTAACGTATCTGATGCTATTTGACGCACTAATAGCTCAAATAATACACCAGTGTTACGAAATTTGTTATGTTTAATACGCATAGTCTAGTATAATGATACTACTTATAAATATGTAGTTTATTTAATTTCTTCACGGATATTGTTCTCATCTAACATACCGTTTTCGAATAATGTTGTTTTTCGGTTTACAGGAATGTTAGTAAACATTTTCTTATTTTTAAGATATGTCTCTAACGCAAGAGGTGAGCCACCTTTCCATTGAGTTTTCGCTAAACTATCTTCTTGGTCAACACCTGCTGCATTATATGTTTTAGTACCGATGCGATCTTTACCAAATGCATTATCTTGACGATTAATATTTGAAGCAGATTTTTTAGGACGACCAACAAGGTGTACAGGTTCGTTTGGATTTTTCTCATCATATCCTGTTGGAACATCCATATCTCCTCTACCCTTACCATAGGCTGTAGCTAATTGTGATGGTGTACCATATACTTGACCAGATTCATTTGGATCATTACCTTCTTCCGCGATTTGATTTATTCTAAACTGACGTTTCTTATCTTCTACTATTAAATCACGATATTCATCATATTGATCTTCACTGAAATGGAATAAATGATCATAAATCCAATCAGTTGGTAATAAGCTATTTTCCATAATTTGAGCAGCTAAGTCAACTTTTTCCTTCATTAAATTAACACGTTCTTGATCATAGATGATTGATGGTGTAGTTAATGATAAGTCAAAGTTAGTTAATGCTTCACCGTCATATCCTTGACTATATAAATGTACTAACGCAATCTTGGTTAATTCTGATAATAATATACGTTGGATACGTTCTACTGTACGAGCAAATCTAATATCTTCAGCTGCTAATGTAGCTTTACCAGTTAAATCTTTTTCATATCCCATAAATGCTTTAGGAATCTTAAGAGCGGCGAATAATTTGTCTCTTAAGTAAGCAACGTCTTCAATACCGTTATATTCTAAACCTTTTGTTGTATCAATACGAGTTGATTGGTCATTACCTCTTACAGGAATGTAAAAGTCTTCCATCATGTTCATCATATTGAACTTCAAGTTATATTGACCTGTTTGTGGGTCAACATAAGGTACTTTTTTAAGTTTTTGTACTGTTTTCTGCATAAATGCTTCTACCTCATTCGGAGGAATAGCACCTACATTCATATAAAAAATACGTTTTTCAGGAGCGCGAACAATTCTATGAATCAACATCGCATCTTCCATCAATACCATTTGCTTGAATATCTTACGTCCTGGTTCTAGATAACTTCTACCATAAGGTAAATAGTTAACGTCACTTATTAATCTGAAGTGAGCCATTTCATAGTTTTCAAAGTAAATATCTGCGGTAGCGGTACCTAAAGCGTATTGAGCTGATTGTTGTGTAATACCTGATACGCTTGTTGGATCATATTTAAATCTTACATAAGTAGGATTTTGAATATCTGTACCTTCTTCACGTATAATTGAATAAGCTGAGAATGGTATAACATTATATACACCAAATTTCTCAGCGATTTCTAATTTAAGATAAAAATCACCATACTTACACATGTTACGAGCCCAACTCCATAAGTTGAATTCGATATTTAACACATCATAAAATAAGTTGTATAATATCTTTTGAATATTTTCGTCTGCTGAACGAATATGAAGTATTTCACCATGTTCATTTTTTAAAGTACACTCATCAGCTATAATATCCAATGCGGATGCTACAATAGCATCTGTATCCATTGACTCATAGTCTGTATAAAGTTGTACTCTTAATGTTTGGTAGCTATAAACGTTGTTTACGTTGTAAATACCAGCGCCAGATGTAGTATAGATTTTAGTAAATCTATCAACCAATGCATTAGTTTGTAAAGTACCTAATGATTGGATACGATCTGTATCTATTACTCTTAATTCATCACCTCCTACGTTACGAATAACGACATCTGAGGAGAATAATCGTTTAAGATTGTCAAATAATCCCATAATTGTTTGTATATGTTATAAATATTTGTTTAAACCAACCAGCTAATGTCTTCCATCTGTCCTGTACCATTATCCATTTGCCAAGGATTGGTATTTTGAGGACTATGAGGTGAGTACATGCTATTTGGCCCGGTATTATACGAAACTCTTCCTATACCTCCAAGTGAGGCGCGAGTTAAGTCCATACCTGTTTGAGAGAATTTTAAAGCCGTGTCACGTAAAAACATACCAATGCCAAATGCCATTACAAGATCATCATTATATCCATCATTGGCTTGTGCTTTACCATGTTTCCAAACAAATGTTCTTAATTCCTCTAATGTTCGACGTGATTGTATAATACAAGCTCGTTCACGCATATATGATTCTAATTTTGAAATAATAAGTGGTCTAGTTTTAATTGAATTTGTAAATCCAGGTACTAAATTATTATCATTTCTGCTTAAAAAATTATCCATTGTAATATTCGCAGTATCTGATTTAGATGAGTAATAAACATTTTGGTATCCTCTATCTATTATTGTTTGTATTGTATCCCAGCCTATATTGGCGTTTTCTACCACTAATAAGGCGTTATTCCATTCGGTAGCTATAGATACCAATAGATGACCGTAGTCTCTAGTACCCAATTGTCCTTTATATTCTTCTACTTGTTTAGCACCTTCAATATCAATGACATGGCATGCAGAATAGTCTTTACCATCACCACGAGCAACGTCAGCTACCACAATATAATTTTTAGAGTAGTCAGGATATTCCCAACGCCATAAATTACCATCAAATCCTCCTTTAGCTATTGGATCAGCTTGATATGTTTGAATATAAAAATTTAAAATATCAGGTTCTACTACTGTATCACCTGAAGTTGTGAAGTCACAATCACACTCTTGGGCAGCGTTTCTAACTCCTAAGATAGCGTCTTGTTCATCTCTCCATTTTTGGCTTCTTTCTGGATGTACTGACCAAGGTAATTTTATAGATACAAATCCATTTTTACCTTCTTCACCTCCAATAAATGTTCTGTGAAACCAGTTACCTGTACCAAATGGAGTTGAAATAGCTATACATTGTCCTCCAGTAGCTAAGGTTTGTTGAGCAGAAGCAAAAATCTCATCTATACCTTCAATAAAGGCAGCCTCATCTAGTAACAGTAAGGACACAGCTTCAGATCTACCCGCATCGCCTGTAGCACCTACTGCTTTAATTTGAGAACCATTTGCTAATTTAAGACTTAATTTATTATCCTCTACTGCCTTTAATTTAAGCCATGTAGGTAAAGCTTCATAAGCAAAACGTACTTTAGTAACCATGTTCTTAGCAGTTTCCTGCTTAGTAGCTATACAAAGTACATTTTTATCTTTTTGAAATAACATCAACCATAATGCATATGCTGATGATAAGGTAGAGATACCTAATTGTCTTGATTTATTTACAACATTATATCTGTTCTTTTTGAACTGATGTAATACTCCTTCCTGGAATGGGTATAAATTAAATTGAATACGGCCACGTTGTGGGTGTTGTATCCAATAATATTTTTTCATGAAATAAACAGGATCAGTAGCACACTTAACATATTCCTGTTTAATTATATCCTTTATATTCTGTTGTTCACTCATATACTTTGTTGTATATAAATATATAAAGAAAACCTGACCTTACGGGGTCAGGTTAGAGAACTATAATACTGAGACTATAGCGGGGCTTGTTCCTAAGGTAGAACTATTTTGCTAACATTAAATAAATTAAACCGCCTGTAATTAATCCAGCGCCGATTTTAGTAAACTTATTTTTAGCTTTTAATTTTGTATTTTCTAATTGTAATGTATTATATTGGAATTTCCAATCTTTAATTTGTGTTTGTTGATTAACCATAATATTTTTGTATGTAGTTTCTTTAGAAACATACTTATTAATAACACTATCTTTAATTGTCACTTTTTCTTCTAGAGTAACAATTGAACTATCTTTTAACACTATAATTTGTTTAGCACCATCTAATTCTACTAAATCCTTAGCCGCACTAACTAATACTGGTTGTGCTACTAATAATGGGTTTGTAATTGTGTCTGTTGGATAACGATTATTAAATGAGCTTACTAATTCAGGATTAGAAAAACCGTCAATGTTGTTTTTTTCTATCTCAATGTATTCAACAATAGTTTTAACTTTAGCTTTTTGATGATCTAATTTATATTGTAACTCAACAGCTACAACATCTAAAGAATCAATTTCAGCATCTTCTTTAGCAATTACTAATTGCATTGAATCAACTGTGTGTACTAAACTGTCTTGTTTTGTTTTGAATTCACTTGTTAATCCAATATTAGTTACTTTATCAAAAGCTAACCATAATATGAATAAAAGTAAAATAAATGGTAAAATGTATTTTTTCATAAAATTTAAATTTCTTCTTCTCCGTCTAATTTGATTGGTTCATCATCAATTCCTAAAGCTTTTAATTCATCATCTTCGCCTTTTTTCTTTTTATCTGCTATTGTAGGCATTGTTGGTTCACCTAATGCTTTAAGAAGTTGTTTAAGAACATTTTTAGTATTTGTTGGTGTGAATTTATATTTGTCAAGATCATTCAATACTTTAACATATGCAACTTGATCTTCTGATTTTAATGCTTTAAGAACATCTACAAGTTGTTGAATTAATTCAGGTAATGCTTCTTTAGCTGTTTCTTTTGATTTAGCATTAGCTGCTTTTAAATCAGAACTTGACATACCTCCATCTTCAGCTTCTTTAACTACACGACTTGTTTTCATAGTTGATGTAGCATATTTCTTAATGATTTTATCTATTAATCCTGAGTGGCTATTAAAGAAATCTCCTACTTTAGAATTTAATGGAGTTCCTTTTGGTAATTTAAATTTAGCTAAATCTTTATCTGTCGGACCATCTTCTTCACCTTTATCCATTGCTTTTCTACCCTTAAGATTTGACTTACCGATAAACATATCTTCAGCATCATCATAATCACCAAAAAATCCACCTTCTTCTTCATCAGGAGTAGGTTCTGGTTTTACAGTTGTCGCTTGTAATAATTGGTTACGAATATCAGGAGTAAAAGACCAGTTAACACCTGGAGCTGAATTTTTTTCAATGTCGCTTTTTAATAGTTCAACATCCATAGGTTTAATACTTTGTTCTTTAGCTTGAGCTAAAAAGTAATTAATAACTTGTTGTTTTCTATCTGTCTTATAATTAGATGGAGTTTTAATTCTATCTTTAAGTTCTGGAAAGTTTGGGTTTAATTTATATTTTTCCTTAGCGATACGAGCCATTTCCTTTACAGGAACTTTAATTTTAAGCTTCGCTTCAGTTATAAACTTTTTGTAATCGAAATCTGCCATGATTGTTGTTGTTATGTTAATAAATATTTTATTTTAAAGTGTCTAATACAGTTTTTACACGATCTTTAGTTGAACCATGTAGTATTACTAATTTTTTAGGTGGAAATAATGATAATAAACGTAATATTTCTATATTAATATCAGCTCTATATTCAAGATTTGTTTCTCTTACACCATTATCTTCCATTTCTACACCAACTGGTTCAATATAGAATATAACATCATATTGTTCTCTTAATGTCATTGCTGCATTTACAAATTGAGATTTATCATGTGTAGCAATAGATTTAGCTAACATTGTAAATGAACATACATCCCATATTGTTCTATCTGTTAATATATTTTCATGTAATAATTCACTAGCGCGTTCAGCTAAAAATACAAATTGACCATTAATAGTTGAATCAGTATTTAATGGAATACCTAAATCACGTAAGTATTTGCTACGTTCAGTAGCAGTTTTATAATTTTTAAATTCAGCAGTTTTAGCTAATGTTTTAACTAATGTTGTTTTACCAACTGACATTGTGCCACATAATCCTATTTTCATACTAGTTATTTGATATAAATATTAATTAAAGACGTGTATCAAATTTTGGGTCCTTTGCTGGTGGTACACCATTTGAGTCACGTTTACGATCCATGAATTCATCTTTAGTGTATCTAAAACCAAACAAATAATATTCTTTTTTACCATCTGGATATAATATTGCTGGTTCATCCCAATTATGAAGTTTACCGTCTAATGTATAGATGATTTTACCGTCAACAGTTTTCATCTTTTTTACTCCTGTATCTTTTGCCATGCTATTTTTATTTAATTAAATATAAGTTATTTATTGGGGTTTAAAAAATCTACAAGATATCCATGTTGAATTAATTTTTCAGCTACATAGATACCATGAGCACCTGATACTGTAATGCCACGAGCACTTAAAGCATCTCCTACAAAGTGAACATTTGGATAAGTTGTTAATGACAAATTATGATAGTTAACTAATGGTTCAGGACTTAAATATTTTACTTCAGGAATATACATTCCCCAATCATCACCAAATTCAAATACACTATTCATGTTATCGATAAAATTTAAAATATAATCCGCATATTCACCTAATGCATCCTTAAATTTATCTAAAACATTTCCATCACCTATACCTGCTTTAACACGTTCACCTTCAGAGGTTAATGAAGGACCTCTATGACTATATGTAATTCCATCTTTATTTACATATGATGGAGAATAATACATTCCCATTCTACGT